TGATATGAATATTTACGTTGCCAGCTACCCCCAAACGTAAACCCACAGTCGATATGGTGGACAGTTGTGTATTCTTTTCCATAAGGAGCCTCTAGAATTACGCTATCGAACATTTTGTGAATATAGGTACTGGATACAATCTCCACAGTGAATACCCCCTTTTAGTCGCCGAACATAGCGAATAAGTCCGCATCTTCTTCTGGCACAGGGGCAATCACTTCTTCAGCCTCTTTAACAACAGGTACAGGAGGCTCGCTTGATTTGGCCTTACGCTTACGTTTAGGTTTTTCTTCTTTAGGAGTGTCTTCAGATTTTTCTTTAGGTGTAGCTGTCTTAGGGGGCTCTACTACATCCAATGCTTTTACAATCGCATTGGATGCTTTCATAACTCCTTCTGTGTAAGCAATACCAGCTTGGTATTCTTCAGCGTTGCTAGGGTCCATTTCAACGGCCTTATGTAATATGTCTAGCGACTTCTTGCATATATCTGCTTGGCTTTTGAATTGTTGTTTAGACATATTTAAGCCTCCTCTGCCATAATGGATTTCAAATCGGTGATAAGATCATCTGTCAAAGAGTCACTAGATGGACGAGTAACACCATGCTTGCTAAAAATTGCAAGTGCTTTTTTTGCTTTTACCCCATCTTCGCCCATCCATTCACGGAATTCCTTATAAAAGGCTCTTTTATCTACAGGTTCAGCAGTTACATCTAATGCTGCATCCTGTTCCGGTGTTTCTGTTGTAGTTGATTCGTCAGTCGGTGTTTCAACAGGAACAGGTTCCGCTACAGGGTCTTCTACCTGTTCAGCCTTTTCTTCTTTTTTATCTGTTACTAACTTACCTTCAAAATCGGTTACAGGAACATCCTTTTGCGCTGGCTCAACTTCAACAGGTTCAGGCTGTTGTTTTGTATCTACTTTTCCTGCAACTTCAGACGCCGCTACTTCAATATCGATAGTCTCGCCAACTGTTACTGTAGGCGCTTCAACATTAGAGCAATTACCGCAGCACTGATGATTTAATCGTTCGTTCCAATCCGCCACTTGCACTGCTAGATCGTCTAACGTATTGAATTTAATAGTTAAGATATTTTGATTTTCCATGATTATTTCTCCTTTAGAATTTAAACAGTAATTCATCATCAACTAAGCGACCTTCTACAATCTTTGGAATGCCAAGTTCACGAAGTCTTTTGATTACACTGCGACTTTTAGATATATAAATAGTATTTCTTTCGATTTGTGTTGCTGTTGGCGTAAATATATAAGCCTCTGTAGATAACGCTGGTGCTACACAAATTGCTTTATTATCAATATCTATCCCAACTCTAAAATACTCAGGTCCATTTAGTTTTCTATATGCAGCTAGCGAAAGTTTAATGTAACTATTAGTTGTAATAATTGCTACTTTTTGAGCTGCATTTCTTTTACCTTTGTTGTCAGCAAAGAAATCAAAGTCAAATGTATTAATCGTGGGCATCACCTTTTTAGATGTTAATTCCGGCATAGTAACCTCCTTATTTATTAACTAACGCTTTAAGTGTTTCTACTTCCTGGCGAAGTTGTTCGAGTTCACCATTCTTAGCTTGTGGTTCATATTCAGAACCTCTACCGGTACGGAATGCAGCATTAATATTGAATTGAGTTTCACCACCTAAAGTGATGCCGAATCCTAAGCGTACTTTTTCGTTAGGGCTATAGAATGCGCCAAGTGCGATTGCGTTAGCGTTACGGTAATGACCGTAACTGACAGCAAAATTACCTTTATCATTTTTGTTGTATTCAAGGGGGTGTAGACCTGCTAGTGCTGCGGAACTTGCGCCCAACTTATTAACACGTTGGCCAAGATTGTTAAACTTGTTTTTAATGTCATTAGCTAAGCCCAAAGAACGATTTTCTAAAGTTGTGATACGCCCTTCGTGATTATCTGCCACATGTTCAAGGCTTCTAATATCCGCTGTATTAGCAGTTACCTTTTGGCCAAGGGAATTGATAGCAGATGTATTACCATTGATGCGGTTAGTGTTGTTGGCGATTGCAGTAGTATTACCTGCGATAGCTTGCTCATGATCGTTCACCACGTCGCCTAACATGTTTAATCCGATTGCCACATCTTTAATGTTTTGTTTGTTTTTGCTGATTTGTTTAGCGTTAGTTTCGATTTCATCGATAGCCGCATAAAGTTGGCTACCGTTTACAGCGTCTAATGAATCAGCGGAGATTTGACCAGCGCTAACATTCGTGAGTTGGCGGTTGTACTGAGTTACTCCGCCTGCACCAGCGCGGGCTTTAGAACCAAAACTTACTACGCTTGCCGGTTGCTCGCCTGCGAATACGTGGCGAGTACCGTTTATAGTAATGCCGTCAACTCCAACGGCACTATCGGTAACGGAGTTCGTTCCGATTGCCACCGCATTCGCTTGGTCAGCAATCGTGTTGTTACCAAATGCAACAGCATCAATAGCTAAGGATTTGGCATGTGTACCAAATACTAGCGTTCCTTGGGCATTAGCTTCGGAGTTAGAGCCAAACACTAATTGTTCTTTGTCAGCACCGATTTTATTATTGTAGCCAACTACGGCGGACTGGCCACCTGCTACTGTGCCATTGTTAGCGCCAACTGCGACGGAGTTTTCTCCAGTCACATTATTGGAGCGACCAAAGGCTACGGAGCTTTCTCCAGATACGAAGGCCCCATTACCGATAGCCACACTATCATAGGAAGCTGTTCTTGCTTGGTTGCCAATCGCCACAGTGTATTCCACTAGGCTTTCTGCGTGAGAACCAAAGGCGAAGGAATTACGTCCGGATGCTTTTGCATCGTTACCACCGGCAAAGCCATTTTCACCAGTTACAGTATTATTTGTACCGAACGCTAACGCATTATTAGCGTCGATGCTGTTTTGGTACCCAGATACCATTGAGCTATGGGAAGTAGCTGTGATGTTATTGTCCGTGCCTGCCAAAGTATTGTTGTTAGCAGCCATTACATTTACTGCTAAAGATGCGATTGTTGCTGTCATTAATACTGTTTTATTCATTGTTTTAATCTCCTATATTTTGTACAATACAGGTAGAGTGTTATTAGATCATCACTCTACCAAGTCCGCTGAAATTTCTTCTAACTTTTCACCAGCGGACTTTTTCTTTTTCCAATTCGTGGATATCTTCTAACCAATATCCAGCTAAAATCCATAATGTAACACCAAGCATGGTTTGACAAAACCAAGTCCAAAAGTCGATTACATCAAGTTGTAGGCTCCCCATGGCACCAACAGCTAATACAGCTGCGATAATGCGAAGTGCATAAACTAATTTCAACATGTTTACTCTCCTATTCGTGCCTGGCAACGTTTCGCTAGCCAAGCATTAAACGACTCAACGTGGATAAGGCGTTTACCTCCACGTTTACCGATTTTCATGGACGGGAAGTCAAAATCTTGCGCCCATTCTCGGATAACGGCTTGTGGTACGCTAGCAAGCTCCGCAGCTTCCGCTACCGTGATACACATCTTATTCATAATGTCCTCCTAAACGCTAAATGCTAGTCGAACCGTCCATACTAAGATGAATAAACTTATGCTAGAGGATATACCTAATGCTAAAATCCATAAGCATATCGAGCATAATTCATAGAGTGATTCTTTATTCATAGCTACCTCCTATCTAATTTAGGGTTGTAGTAATCGGTTTCCCAAAAGTCGTGACTTTCGTTATCATCGACACACAACGCATAGCAGATACCAACGACTGTCGACATTTGTACTGACATTCCTTTAATAGCTCGGTTTAATGTATCCATCGAGATTTCAGCTTGTTTGATCAGTGCCGTCTTAGTCATGCCTAACTCGTTCATGCGTTCCGTAATGGATTCGCCGAACATTCTGATTACGAATTCTTTCATAACCTATCCTCCGTAACGGTTTAACCGTAATCAACTATAAAAAAATAATGTCGTCATACGCTACACCAAATACTTCTTGTATCTTTTTTATGTGCGGGACATCAGGGTAAGAGCGTTTGCGCTCCCAATTTCCCCAAGTATCAACAGACACTCCAATCGCTTTAGATGCCGTAAGTTGAGACCAGTTTTTTGAAGCCCTTAACATCTTTAATGTATACTTCATAAGCTACCTCCTTTCTCGATACTCACATCTTGTTTACAGTCATCATTCTACTACGGTTTATCCGTAATGTCCATAAACTAAACTTAAACTATCGTAAAATTTCCGTAAAATATTGATTTTGTTACGAAAATATCGTAATATATAGGTATATTAATTAATATATTCCATATTTGAGAGGTTATTATGAGTGATTTAGGTAACAAGGCTATTATGGCCGAGAATATTCAACGACTAATGGATAGTCGCGGAATTGATCGCAATAAAATATGCGCTGATTTAGGGCTAAAGTATACTACGTTTACCGATTGGGTAAAGGGAAATACATACCCTAGAATCGATAAAATTGAGTTATTGGCAAACTATTTTGGCGTTCCTAAATCTGAACTAGTAGAGAAATATACAGACGGCTATTACACTGACCGTGAAGCAGCCGAATTTGCTGAATACCTACGCACACGTCCAGGGGCTCGTATGCTCTTCTCTGCCGCTAAAGATATAAGCAAGGAGGATTTAGAAAAAGCTGTCGAATATATTGAGCTTTTAAAGTTAAAAAACAAATAATACACAAGGGAGAGTGTTATATTGGTTGTAAATTTGATTTACTGCG